GGATGTCAGTCATTGGCCGGTTTGATCTGCGACCAGCAGCATTGCCGCCCATGGCCAGCAGCACATCACCAGGCTGGGTGCCGGGTGCAACCTGCTCTGGCATGTCGGGCTCAACAGGTGTGTCTGGGAATTGAACAGCTGTCAAGGCCGACAGGTACTTGTTCTCAATTTGGCTGTAGGCCATTACTGATCCCCTTCTGCTTGCTTGAGCAGCTGCTTGATGCGATTGAGCTCTTGTTGCTTTTTCTTGTCTTTGCCTGCTTTGATCTCAAGGGCTGGCAGCGTGTCACGGGTGATTGACCCGTTGATCCACTCTTGTTTTTCAAACACCTTCAAGGAATTCTGCGCAGCCTTGGCGGTCTCGGTGTTGCGGCGCTTGGCGATGTTGTCTTCCAGTTGGCCCAGGATCTGGCGCGGTGTCAGGGTCTTGCCTTCAGCCGCAGCTGCTGCTTGGATCTGCAGCGCTTCTGCCTGCAACTGGGTGCGGCGCTTAAACTCTTCGCCCTTGGGGTCAATGACCACTACGCTGCCGGGGATCACAGGGATGCCTGATAGCTGGGAAATGCCGCGCTCAAGCGTTGAGCTGTCACGCCGGTCTTCGCTCTGCAAGAGCTTGAGCGCGGTCACAGCGTCCTTGCCGGTGATGCCTTTGCCGACCAGCGACCAGATCTGCTTGGGGTCGGTGATCGTGTTGTTGTAAATTCCAGATATCAGGTTGAAGTTGACCGCCGCGTTGCCTTCGCCGCTTGGGGCCAGCAGATCCTTGAGCGTGCCAATGGGCACCGATCCTTCTGGCAAAGCAATGAGCTGGTCAATGAGCTGCTTCTTCTTCGGGCTGCCATCTGGCAAAGGAAAGATCTGCTCCAGCAAGTTGATGGCCTGGGCCTCGCCCTGCTTCTTGATCTCTGCTTGCTTGGCATCGCCAATTGACTTTCGATTGTTGACGGCCACCATGAAGTTGGCAGTCACCTTGGCCACGGCATCAAAGTCGTTGGTGATCAAGTCTTTAAGCACCGGGCTCATGTTGCCCAGGTCACCGCTCCTGAGCTTTTGCAGGGTGCGCTCTGGATCGACCATGTTCTCATCAGCCATCAAAGCCTTGGTCACAGAGTTGATCTTGGCAGTGCGCAGCGCTGCTTCAAACTTGATGCTGTGCTCGGCCTGTAAAGCCTTACCGCCAAGCAATAATGACTGGGTAAGCACGTTCTTACGAAACACATCAGCCAACTCATCAATGGATCTCTGCTGACCATTGTTATCAGTCCAGCTTCCTTTGGAAATGTCTGCTTCAAGTAGTCGTAGGCTGTTAGTAAAGTCAAGATCAAACTTGCCAATGCGCTGGTTCTTGGCTTGGTCGAGCTCGGCCTTGTAGGCGGCATTGAGCACGGTGTTGCCGTGCGTGGCCATGGTGGCGCGGAACTTGATCGAGGCCTCTGGGTCAATATTGGCCAGCGATTTTGAGAAGCCATCCGACATGCTCTTGATCTTGGCGCCGACCTGCTCAGAGGTGACGCTGCCGTCTTCAACACCAGCCAGTAGCTTGACCAGTTCGTTGCGCCCCTCCATCTCAAAATGCCCTGACAGCTCCAGGCTGCGAGCCTTGGCCACCGCACGGTCAAAGATGTTGAGCGACCCGGTGCTGCCAACAGAAGATGTTGGGCCTTGCCCACCAAGACCGATAGTTGTGCCGTTTTCGCCTTTTGCATATTTAAGCTGTTGTGCTGATATGGGATTGTTGGCAACGTATGCCAAGGCCTCATCCTGCCGCATTTGTCCAGCCATTTGGAAAGCGCTGGCGCTCATGCGGTCTAGGATCTGCGCCAACTGGCCAGCACCTTGCGCAGCCACACGCGGCCCAATGTAGTCCACCTGCTGTTGCTGGGCTTGCACCATGGGCACGCCACCCACTGAGCGCAATTGCATCTGTCCAGATTCAAGTCTTGTGGCCATGATTACTATATTTTCTTGGTTAGTCTCAGATAATCAGTTCCAGCTTTTGCCAAGGTTGCTCCCATAAGAATGCCACCAGCCCTGCGAGCTGCAGTGCCAGCAAACTCTCCTTGGGCCGCTTGGCTGCGAGCGCTGTACAGGTTGAGTGTGTTTTGGTAGTCAGTGGATTGCAGCATGGCGCTGGCATCTTCAAAGCCCAACACTCGCGCAGTCAGCGCATTCAGATCGGCAATGCCAACATCGCGCATGGTCGCGGCCACGTTCTCGCGCTGCACGGCCTGGACAGATCCCTCACCCAGCACCACACCGCTTGCAGCCGCCCTGGCACGCATCGCAGCGTTTGTGGCACGCATGTTCTTGAGCAATGTGTTGCCAGCAATGGTGTAGTTCTGCGCTTCAATCTCGGCTTTTTTAAGAGTGCGGCCTGCTTGGATGGTGGCGTATTGATCGGCCATGTCGGCACGCACTTCAGCCACCGCCAGCGTGTTACGCGCTTGCAGCAAATAGCCTGTCTGTTGATTTATCGCAGCAGCTTGCTGGGCCTCGGCCTCGCCGTAAGCGCCTATTAGCCCCGCGCCTGCGACCAATCCTGCTGCATATGGGTTAGGTGCTGTTGCCATTTTTTATGTTCCTGAGAAAACAGCCACGCGGTAGTCCAGGCCGAGCAGGTTCATCTTGACCGGCAGGTTCTGGGACACCTCAATAAACTGCTCGCGGTTGTAACCCAGCACGCCATTAACCCGTTTGATGCCGGTGAACTCCGGGATGGGGTCGTCCAGCAAGGGGTTGTCCAGCAGGCGAAACGCGACGGGCTGGTTGTTGATGGTCATGTTCTGGGTCTTGTTGACCACCGCGCTGATCTCGACAATCCGCTTTTTGAACGACAACCGGCTGCCGGTTTGCAGCTTGACCTCGGCAGGCATGGTCTTGACGTAGACGTTGATGGGCAGGCCCACCTCGTAGCTGGTAACCGACTCGCGGTCGAAGGTCACTGCGCCGCCAGCACTCACGGTCTCGTTGCCCTGGGGTGAGCCATCGCAGATCACATTGAGTGACTTGCCAATGTGCGGCAAACCAGATGCAACCCCAGCAGCAGAGCCGCCAACAAAGGCGCAGTCGGTGAAATACTCGTAGCCAAACAGCTCGATGAAGTACCGATTGACACCGTTGAAGCTGCGCCATGCCACCACATAGATGGAGTTGACATCCACGCCCACATCAATGAAGAAGCCATCGGTCGTGAACTCAGACGGGCTGGTCACCTGCTGGCTGCGCATGATGCTGAATGCCGCCATGCTGCCGTCATCGGTGTTGGTCATCAGCAGCAGATCGGCCTCCTCGGTGCTGGATGCCTTGCGCAAGGCAATGCGCTGCGGCCCCTTGAGCAGGTGGCCAGACAACAGCGAGATGCGCTGGGTGATGTAGGTCAGCTGGGTGTCGTTGAAGATGAACTCGTTGAGCGACTTGCCTTGGCGCTGAATGTAGATCGAGCCCGACTCCACCGATTGCACGCGGGTGCCCGGCTTGATGCCATTGCGACTCACGTTCTTGAAGGTGAAGGTCAGGGGCGTGACCGGGTCAGATCCCTGCTGCGGGATGAAGAACTCGCCGCCAGTGGTGAACACCTGGAAGTCGCGGCCAGAGATAATGTCGGTGATCACGTTCAGATCGTTGGTGTCTAGCGTTGCCTCGACAGCATCGTCGTCCAACGACTCATTTGGGACGAAGTCAAAAAACAGGCCGATCTTGGATCCCCAAACGGTGGATGGGCGCGACTTGCTGCCGCCAAAGTACAAGCGGCCCTCATGGAATGTGACGGTGCGTGGCCAGCCCTTTGTGCTCGACCACACATCCACATAGCCGTGCTCAAGCTCCCAGCGGCCAGCATCGATGGCGGTTGTGTTGAAGAACGGGTACTCGGTCACCGCCTCTACCACAGTGGCCGACACATACCGAACGATCCTGGCGCGGCCCTGTGGCTGCGCATTGACGTACTGGTTGACTGACAGCGATGACCAGGTGGTGGTGGTGTAGGTGCTGGTGGCATCTGGGATGGTTGTCCAAGCCTCACCAACTGTGGCCACCTTGGTGCTGCCAACATAGTCCTCAATCAACCTGACTTGACCAGAGCCGGTGCCGCCCGTGATCGTGACATACATGCCGTTGTAGATGTCATCTGTCGAACTTGCGGTTGCTTTAAGGGTGACGGTTGTGCTGGTTCCTGCTTGCAATGTGCCTGAGTCGTGATGCGTGGTTGACGCAGTCAGCGTCACATTTCCAGACACAGCAGACGGGGTCAGGGTTGAGCCGGTGTTGGTGTGGAAGTCAATGTCGTAGGCGTATTTGGGAATCGCGTCAAAGGTGATTGTTGCTGCCGTCCAGGCCGTGTCGCTGGTGCGGGTGATGCGCACCGGCTGCAGGTCGGGGTGGACAACGATCAGCGTATCAGCTGACTGAGTCCAGCACATATCGTCCACGATGGTCGAGCCAATGGTGGTGGTCAGGTAGCTGTTGCCAGTACCGTTGATGTTGGTTTGCACCACGCCGTTTTTGATGACGTGCATGCGGTTGTGGGTAAAGCACAGCATGTAGCTGTCGTCCACCGAAAACTGAAAGGGCACCAGCCGCACACCGTTGGCAGCACTCGATGCGCCAGCAGATGCGTTGGGCAGCTCAAAGACGTGCTTGGTGCCTGGCCTGCGGCGCAAGCCACCCTGGGGCTGGATCAGCACGTTGGTGGCTTTGGCCAGGGCGTTGTTGTAGGCCTGCAGATCCACCCGCGCACGCAGCAACGGGTCGAGCTCGCCCGTTGCAAAGTTGGTGGTGAACTCGACAAAGCGCGGCATCAGTTCCTCACTGCGATTAGGCTGTAGTCTTCAATGACTTTTACGGGAGTATTTTGACCATCGATCTGGGCTGCGGTGCGGAAATACCCACCTCGGCCATTTTCAGAGATGTCGCCAAGGGCCACGCGCTGCCACTTGGTTGCCTTGTCCTGCTGCTCGGTCACGGTCTCGGCAATGTGCCAAGCCACCTGATACTTGAGCAGTTGCACAAAGTACTTGGGCATCGCGTACTCGGGCACGCTGTATTGGTAGTCAATGAACACGCTGGGCAGGTTGGTGAGCAGTACGTCACCCTGGATCTCCCAGTCTTTCTGGATAGGCGAGCCCTCTGCGGAGCTCTGGACAACCAGCCTGGGCGAGGCCAAGCGGTCACCGGGAAGTTGGTATTGGTAGCGCCAGATGCTTGTGGGGGTGGTCAGCAGTTGCGCGAGCTGCGCCTTCTTCATGCTGAACGTCCACGGGTACATTATCAAGGTCGAATCCCTGATGTCTGGGTAGAGGCGGTCGCACACGCTCGACTCGTCGGTGCCGTCATTGAAAGACGATATTGCCTTGGCCCCGATCAGCAGCAAGGCATCAGAACAGATCGATATACCAGTGTCGCCAGCAGCCATGTGAACCTCTTAATGTGAGAAGGGCCATCCTCCGAGAATCCCCAGAAGATGGCCCTATGCAACAACCCGAAATTAATCGGTATCAGTTGCAGTGATGGTCACGCCGTCAGTGATGTCAACCACGCCAGAAGCGTTGCTGACAACGTAAGCTGTAGACATCACTGGTGTGCCACCCGTTGCCGAGTAACAGAAGATGATGTCGCCAACCTTAAGGATGGAAGACACCGCATTGAAGTATCCACTTACACGAATCACTGACTGAGCGTCAGCAGATGCGTATGTGTAAATGGATGGCGCGTTACCAGCTTTTGGTTGGCCACCAATGGTGTTAAAGCCGTCAGCTAAAAAAGCCATGATTTAACTCCTATTAAGCTGCAGCCGCAGTATCGCGTGCAGTGATTTTGACGATACCCTCGGCATCAATCGCAATGGATCCGGCAGAGAACAGCGCATTCACAAGGAAGCTGGTCTTTTCGGGCACATAGTTGATTTCAGTCCGAGGAGCGATGCCCTCTGCGTAGCCGACAGCATCCTTGTGGAATGCGTACAGCGTGCGGTCGCTGGAGCCGTCGATGGGCAAGCCACCTTCGGTGCGGTCGCCCAGTACATGGAACGTGAAGCCCATGAACTGGTTGATCTCGCCTTGCACCAGAGCCTTGACCGTGTTGAAGTCAGAGCTGGTCACCGAGGTCTGCTCCAACATCGCGGCCAAAGAATTGGCGTGGATGATGATGTTGCGACCATCGGAGGGCACGTTCTTCGTGTTCAAGATCTTGGCAGCTTCACGCAACTTGGCGATGTTCATGTTGGTGTTTGCACCACCAATTGAATTTGCCACGGTGCCAGTGCCAGAGGCAGCATTCAGCGCGTCGAGGATCAACTGATCCTGGCGACGACCGATTGCATTGCCGACCACTTGAACAAGCTCAGAGCGCTCGTCAAAGTTGACTTTGGCTTGCGAGAAGATGTCCGAATACTCGGCTGCATTGAAGTCACTCAAGGTGCAAGTGACAGTGGAGAACCCGACGTTCATCGGGGTGACATCGGTCTGAGTGACGCGAGCAGTAGCTACGCCGCGACCGACTTTGGGGAACTTGACAGTGGAGCCTTCGACACCACGACGCTGACGCACAGCACCCACCAGCATTGCTTTGCCCTGGTAAGCCTGTTTGACCTCAGCATCGAAGAGCGTCACAAAGGCGTTCGAGAGAGAAACGCTCATTTGATTTACCTCATTCGGTT